TTCATGCCGGAGCGGGATGTGGACGCTGTCCGGAAGAGTGAACGGAAGCAGGGGAATGTCGATTACACGACGATCTCCATTCCGTACTCGTATGCGATGCTGCTGACCGCCCATACGTACTACACCAGCGTGTTCCTCTCCCGCGACCCGATCTTCCAGATGAAGGGGCGGCACGGCGAGTCCCAGGACGCGGAAACCGCTATCGAGAGCTTGCTGGATTACCAGCTCAACTCTGGTGGAGGGATGCCGGCGCTGTTCATCTGGCTCATGGATGTTGGGAAGTATTCTCATGGGGTGCTCGGCCACTACTGGGATAAGGAAGAGTTTCCGATGACGCGGCTGGTGGACAAGCCCAAGACTTTCCTCGGGATGCCGATTCCGGGGACGAGTGAGCAGGTGCAAGAGACCACCATGCAGGTGGGGTTCGAGGGAAACCGGCTGTATAATGTGCGGCCAGCGGATTTCCTCCCGGACCCGCGCGTTCCGCTTTTCAGGTTCCAAGACGGGGAATTCTGTATCGTTTTCGACAAGGTGGGCTGGATCAAAGTCGCGACCAAGGCGGCGAGCGGCCAATACTACAACGTGAAGTACCTGGAGGAGGGGGGTTCCTTCTCGGAGGGGGATGATCGGCTGGCGGCAACCGGACATGACTCGAATCTGCCGGGAGAGGACCTGGCCTTTTATAAGACCGATGATAAGCACCCTAATACTGTGGACCTGCACGAGTTCCACTGGACGGTTATTCCGAGCGAGCTTGGGGTAGGCACTGGTACGCGGCCGGAGAAGTGGGTCTTTACCATCGCCAACAAGAAGGTAGTGCTTTCTGCACAGCCCCTGGGTCTGGCCCACAACAAGTACCCCTTCGATGTGATTCCGTTCGAGGTGGAGGGCTACAACGTCTTCAACCGTTCGATGCTGGAGGTCCTCGACCCGCTGAATAAAACGATGGAGTGGCTTTTCAACTCCCACTTTTACAATGTCCGGGCAGCGCTCAACAATATGTTCCTCGCCGATCCGAGTAAGGTGAATATGCGGGATCTCGAGGAGCCGGGACCGGGGAAGATTATCCGCTTGAAGCCGGCGGCGTATGGGGCTGACGTGCGGACGCTGATGCAACAGTTCCAGGTCCAGGATATCACTCGGGCGAACCTGCAGGATTCCGACACTGTGGCCGCGCTGGCCCAGCGTGTTACGGGTGTCAGTGATAACGTTATGGGTAGTGTGAATACTGGTGGGCGCAAGACCGCGACGGAAGTGCGTTCCTCCACCACCTTCGGTATTAACCGCCTGAAGACGAATTGCGAGTGGTTCTCGGCCACGGGCTTTGGCCCGCTGGCGACGAAGCTCACCATGTCAACGCAGCAACTTTACGCTGGAGAGAAGAAGTTCCGTATTCTCGGCGATCAGGCAATGTGGGCTGAGCCTTATATTAATATCAATCCGCAGCTGATTGCTGGCATGTATGACTTTGTACCTGTGGACGGGACCATGCCTGTGGATCGCTTCGCTCAGGTGAACCTCTGGCAACAGCTCATGGCGTCGATGGCCAGGGTTCCGGGGGCGCTCCAGCAGTATGATCTGTCCAAGATTTTCGCCTTTGTGGCGCAGCTCGGAGGGCTGAAGAACATCAACCGTTTCCGTATTCAGGTGGTGCCGGATGGTGTTCTGCAACGGCAAGCCACCGCTGGTAATATGGTGCCGATGCGAGCGAATGTGAATGAACCCGGCCAGATTCCTGGCATGGGGCCAACCGGCTAAGGAGGCCATATGCAAGCAAAAGAGTTTCGTGAACCTGCCAATATTCTAGACCAAAAAAAGGATATGGAGCGCTTGCTTGAAAGCTCCGCGTGGGCAATGATTGTCGCGTCGGTGCAAGAGCAGGTGGATGCTCTTCAGCGGGATATTTTGTTCGGAACGGTACAAGGGGTCGATGACCTCTTCCCGATCGAGAGGAAGAAGGGGCTTTTGGCCGGAATGCTGAGTTTGCAGAATACGGCGCAGACGCTCTTGGAAGAGTTGGAGACGGATCTCCGTTTGGCGAATATGAAGAAGGAGGATGAAGAATGAAGTTGCATTGGATTTTCAATCGTTATCTGGCGCCGGAACCAGGCTTCGAAGGGGGCGGTTCGGTCTCTTCCTTCGTGGATGAGCCGGCTCCGACGAGTGACTCTGTGGTAGAGCCCGAAGGGGACGACACCATTAACTGGGGCGAGATGGCGAACGCGCTCGACGAGGATGAGGCAGGTGAAGGAGCTGAGGTAGTGGTGGAGCCGCCGGAGGAAACTCCGACGGAAATGCCAGCTGCGCCAGCTGCCGAGCCCACGCCGACTCCGACTCCTGCTCCGGCCGCCGTGGAAACCCCGGCTACCCCTGTTACACCGGAAGCGCTGACCCCGCCGGCCCCCAGGCCGACGACCAGTCCCACGGAATATGCGACCTGGCGGGAAGCCAAGGTTTCTCAGTTGGAGCGTGACTATGCCCTGGATGAGGCATCAGCTCAGGCCCTGCTGACGGAACCGGAACTGATTCTGCCCAAGCTCGCAGCCAAGGTGCACATGGAGGTTTTGGAACACTCTATGCAAGCGATGCAGGCCATGATGCCGGTCATGATGCAACAGCTCCAGCAGCACACGGAGGTGGAGTCTCGGGCGCGAAATCTCTTCACGAGTATCAACCCGGATTTGGCGGACCCTCGGTATGAAACGGCCATCATGCAGTTCGGTCAGGTTTATCGTCAGGTGAATCCGACTGCCCCTGCGGATGAAGCATCGCGAGCGATTGGTAACTTGGTCCGAGCAGCGCTCGGGGTTGCGGCGCCAGCGGCTGCGGGGGGCACTCCTCCTGCCACGCCAGCGCCAGTACCGGTTCAGCCTTTTACTCCAGCACGGGGTGCTGGTGGCGGTTCCGCTCCTCCCGTTTCGGGCAACCCATATGAGCAGCTGGCTTCGGAATTCCTTCGAGATGATGAATAAGGAGTACTGAAATGGCTGTAGCAGGTTTGCGTGGCACCGGGGACTGGGCCACCGATGAACGTCCCAAGAATTTCCGTGAGATGATCCTCTGGCGGAATCCGAACGGCATGGCGCCGCTGACGGCGTTGCTGTCCAAGATGAAGCACGAGTCGACCAACGACCCGGAATTCGCCTGGTACGAAGAAGAGCTGAACGCACTGCGCCTGGCGGTGAACTATACCACTGGCTACTCCACGACCGACACGGCGATCGCTGTCACCTCCAACGTGACGGACGCGACCGATGTGGTGGCAGGCGATCTGTTCCTCGTCGAGAAGGCGCTGACCACGGCCTACAACAACGAAATCATCGTTGCCTCGGCCAATGGCGCCGCAGGCTCGGTGACGTTCACTCGCGCCTATGGTGGTACGTCGGCGGCTCCGCTGCCGAACGGTACGTTCCTGACGAAGATCGGCAACTGCTTCGCGGAAGGCACGGGCGCTCCCAGCGCGTCCATGCGCAACCCGACGAAGATGTACAACCTCTGCCAGATCTTCAAGACCACCTACGATATTACCAACACGGCCAAGGGTACCAAGACTCGCACTGGTGATCCGATCAAGAACGACAAGAAGCGCAAGATGTTCGACCACTCGACGGCGATGGAAATGGCCTTCCTGTTCGGCAAGCGCTACGAAACGACCGGCGCCAATGGCAAGCCGCTTCGTCTCACCGGCGGCCTGCTCTGGTTCCTGTCCCAGTACGCGCCGAGCATGATCACGGCCTTCACCACCACGCCGACGGAAACGACCTTCACCGATGCCATTTACAAGGTGTTCGACTATGACTCCGGGGCTGGTGATGAGCGGATCGTGTTCGCTGGTAACGGGGCGCTGAACTCCCTCAACAAGCTCGCGGCCAGCCAGTCGCGTACCCGCGTGAACTTCGACGGGATCGTGGACGTATATGGGATGAAGCTCCAGCGTTGGGTCCTGCCGCAGGGCACGATCTACGTCAAGTCCCACCCGTTGTTCAACGTGCACAGTCGTTTCACCAACGACATGTGCATCCTGGACCCGTCCTCGATCAAGTACCGCACCTTCCGCGATACGGCCTTCAAGGACAACATCCAGGCCAATGACGCGGACGAGACGAAGGGGCAGTGGCTGTCGGAAGTCGGCCTGGAACTCGAACATGCCAAGACGATGGGTTGGCTCTCCAACTTCGTTGTCTGATCGGCGGCCGAGTGTGAAGTAATGGGGGACGGGAATCTTCGGGTTTCCGTCCCCCTTTTTTAGGAGTCTTATATGCCAATCGTAGATAAGATCGCTTCGGGCCTCGACCAGCGGGAACCGATGGCGCACTTTGACCTGGATAAGGAAGAAGCCAAGGAAGTGAAGAACTTCCGTCCTGGGCAAGTGGTGAAAATTACCCTGGTCGGTACGGTGGAGAGCATGTCTTTCCGCAAGCCGGACGATCCGGATCTCAGCGGGTATGAAGGTAACCTGTCCATCAAGATGCGTGATATGGATATCGGTCTCTCCACGCGGAATGCCATTGCCGAGTTGCTCGACGACGATGAGTGACGATTTCGTTCGCAATAACTCCGCGGATCAGGAGAAGAAGCTCGACGCGGAGAAGATGGGGATCGGCGGGCTGGAGATCTTTCGCCAGCGCGTTGCACTCGCCCCTAACGCCTTGCGTTATCGGGTTGTCGGGGCAGCTACCTATATCGGCGAGGCTCCTCCGGGTACGGCCAACTCTTCCGCCGCGTGGCGGATTAAGAAGATATTGACATCCGGCTCGGATTTCGATATCCTTTGGGCGAATGGGACCAGTGACTTCTCGAATGTGTGGGATGACTGGGCTACTGTAACTTATAGTTGAAAGGGGTAGATAATGCCTACTGCATCGTATGTGAAGATTCCGGCTGCGAATGAAGATCTGGTCGAAGGCGTCAATGCTGGTACGGATCAGTGGGCGATTGCCCTCACGAATACCGTGCCAGGCTCCAAGACATTCGTGGCCGGGACAACGGACCTGGCCACGGGTGGTGGCTATACGCAAGGTGGGGCTAACGTCAGCACGACCTCGAGCGGTATGAACGGCTCGGATTTCGTGCTGGTCCTGGCGGACCCGGCGACCTGGACCGGGAGCGGTGGCGGTTTCACCTTCCGTTATGCCCTGCTCGTCAACAAGACGCTGAATATCATTCCTGGCTACTGGGATTATGGCTCTTCGCAGGCAGTAGCGGCCGGCGAGACCGTGGTGGTGGACCTGGATCAGACGGCAACGGTCGGTACCTTTAAGATTACCTAAGGGTAATTCATGGCAATCACCTATGTTGGTGGGCAGGTAGGCGGCCGAGCTGGCTCCACCAGCACTACCAACATCACCTTCGCCCTTTCAGGGGGAAGCGATACCACGCCGCAGGCTGGTGACCTTGTCGTCATCGGCTGCGCGGTGGGTTCGCAGGGGCGCACTCCGGCCTGTGCAATCAGCGGCTACACCGCCGGGACACAGCAGGACGCCAACGGAACGACATACGACACGTCCCTGAACAAGTCGTACAAGTTCATGGGGCTGACGCCCGACACGACCTTTACCCTGCCAAGCACCGGCAACATAGCCGACGCCCAGCGATACACGGTGCAGGTCTGGCGAGGGGTTGATCCTGCTAATCCGTTTGACGTGGCAGATGTGGTTGCCACCGGCACCGCAACAGGTAGGCCAAATCCCGGCAGCATCACTCCGACAACCTCTGGCGCTGTTGTTGGCATTATTGGGGCTGGAGCGGCAGGAACCGGTGCGGCCTACACCGCTCCGGCGAACTACACGACTAATTTCCTGACCGGTACAACGGCAGATACCAACGACGCCATGATCGGCTCGGGGTATCGCTCTTGGACCTCCGGAGCGGAAGACCCGGCTGCCTACACTGGCGGCACGACCAACGCGGCGGATTCGTGGGCAGCATTCACCTACGCCCTGCGGCCGGAAGTCTCTTACGAGCCGACGCTGATAAGCACCGAGGTTGTCACCCTCGGACAGGTTGCTTCTCCTGGCGCGCAGAACCTGACGGTGCCGAGTGACGCGCAGGCTGTCGTCGTGCATTTCTCGTGTTACGCGGCAGCAGCAGCTGCGCTGTCACTGTCCAGCAACTTCGCCGGCACATTCACCATCGTGCAGGACGCCGGTATCGACGAGCAAGGTGGCGTTGCTTTTGCCGTGGTCAGCTCGACGGGCGCCAAGACGATCACCCCGACTTGGGGTAGTGCACCATCCGAAGGCCCGCTGTTCTTCGTCTCCTACATCAAGGGTGTCGATACCGCCGCGAGCTTCGTCCGGTCGATCAAGAATCAGGTCCGCGAAGACACCGGAACGACGGCGGCCACGGTCGATCTGGCGAGCCGCAACACCGATCTGGTCATCGCGCTCGACAAGAACTTCAATACCAGCGAGACTGCTCCCGGCAACCCGTCCGGATGGACCTCGGTTGCCACGCAAGGCAATGTCGATGAAGGCGGCCGCCTCCGCACCCTGGACGCCCCGAACGACGGCAAGAACACGATCACCGGGCAGACCAACACCTACAGCGCGATCATGGCGATTGCACTGCGGGGTATCCAGACGGCGACGCAATATACGCTGACTGCGCAAGGCGGTAGTTACAGTCTTACCGGTGCCCAGGCTACGATCAGTCGTAACCGGCAGCTTATTGCTCAAGGGGGGACCTACAGTTATACGGGTGCCCAAGCAGTTATCACCTACACTCCGTTCACGACGCAGTATACGCTGACGGCACAAGGAGGAAGCTACACGCTGGTCGGCTCCTCCGCCACGCTTTCGCGGAATCGCCAGCTTACGGCACAAGGTGGGTCTTACGCGGCTGCAGGCTCCTCGGTGGTTCTCCGCAAGAGTAAACTCCTGCTGGCCTCGGGCGGCGCCTACACGATCGCAAGTCCCTCCGCGATCATCAAGCGGAATCGGACACTCACCGCGCAGGGGGGAGTCTATGCCCACGCTGGAAGCTCGGCCACCCTCTTGAAGAGCCGCCTGCTCATCGCCTCCGGTGGTGGATACAGTCTGACCGGTGCCAGCGTCGGTCTCCGTCGGAGCCGCTCCCTCATCGCCCAAGGCGGTTCCTACTCCCTGACAGGTTCCTCGGCCCAGATCTCCCGGAATCGTCGCTTGACAGCGCAAGGGGGAAGCTACTCCTACACCGGCCAGGATGCGACCATCACTTACACTGGCTCAGCGGTTATATATACGCTGATCGCTCAAGGGGGGAGCTACAGTCTGACTGGGGCCAGCGCCGGTCTCCGTCGTAATCGCAATCTGACAGCGCAGGGCGGAGCCTACTCCGCCGATGGTTCCTCCACCACCATCCTCAAGAGCAAGCGGCTGGTCGCTTCAGGTGGAACCTACTCCTACACTGGGGGAACCGCAGCCTTCCTGAAGAGCCGGCTCCTCATCGCCCAGGGCGGCAGCTACAGCCTCCTCGGCTCCTCGGCCATGCTAAGCCGGAATCGCCGTCTGCAAGTCATCGGTGGCACTTACACCATCACCGGCGCCTCAGCCATTCTCCAGAAGGCCGGTGGTGCTGTCTGGCCGGCGGAGAATCAGGTCCTGTTCGGTGTCGAGTACGGTCCCACGGGCTTTGAATTCACTGGTTCCTTTGTTCCTCTTTCGTCGAGTCCGAAACTCGACATAACCACTGGGCAGATGGTTTTGCCTTTAACTGACGATATCGTCATGACACTGTGAGGTTTATATGAGTGACCATTTTTCCGTAGCTGTAGGGATTCCGAGCGGACAATACTGGCTGGCGCAATTCGGGGTTGACCTGATTTCGCTCGTCTCCGCTTTTACGAACAAAAAGGTGGCGGGGTATAAGTCGAGCGAGCTGCGAGTTGTGAATGTCAGGTCGAGTATTCTGTCCAAGAATCGACATGATCTGGTGAAGGCCGCGCAAGCGTTGAAGGTTTCGCACCTACTCTTTCTCGACACTGACCACACTTTCCCGCCGGACCTTATTCATCGGCTGGCCTCTTCCCATAGACTGGTCGTGGCAGCGAATTGCGTCACGAAACAGATTCCTGCGAATCCGACCGCCCGTCGAAAGAATCCGACAAATCCGAAGGGCGATCCTGTCTATACCGATCCGGATTCCAGGGGATTGGAGGAGGTCTGGCGCGTGGGAACAGGAGTCATGCTGGTCAACATGAAAGTCTTTGATAAGATTGGAACCGGTGTCTGGGATATGAAGTATCTTCCTGAGGAAGGCACCTATCAGGGGGAAGATTGGAGTTTCTGCGAGGCCTGCGAGAAGGCCGGAATTCCCCTCTACGTTGACCATGATGTTTCCAAACTCGTGGGTCACGTGGGCAACTACGAGTTTACCCATGATGTAGTCGGGGTCCTGGCCAGCCAGTAACCACTTTGGTTTAAGGCGTGGAATACTTGACAGCATATATGGTTGTCTATATAACCGGGGAGTGGGCGATGCCCCTCCTCTTTTTGCTGAGGTGGTTATGGTACGAGACGATGTGATTAAATTGCTTGGCTGGCGCCTCGGCGACCGAACGGACCTGGCCGAGCGGATTGCCTACGAGATGCGGCTGGTCCAGACGAATGTGCTGGAAGAACACGAGTGGCTGCCGTGGTTCCTCCAGAAGAACTGGGCGGGCCTGACGGAGCCGGAGGTGGAGACTGTTCCTTTTCCCGAGGATTTCCTCCAGGAGATCGAGGAATCGCATATGTACCTGACGATTCCGGGCGAGCGGCCGCTCCGCCTCTACAAGCGGGATTATGATCAGGCCAAGGCCCTGACCACCGGCACGGGTAGGCCGGAGTATTATGCGGTTCTCGGCACGAACTTTTACTTCTTCCCGACTCCAGATGCTGAGTACGACCTGACGATGGCGTACTATGGGAAGGATGCGGATATGTCTGCCGAGAACGTCGAGACGCTCTGGCTGAAGTATGCCAGTGATCTGGTGATCTCCACGGTGGGGAAGGAGCTCGCCGAGAAGCATATTCAGAATCCGGAGGCCGCGGCTGGCTTCGCCAATGATATTGTGGTAGCCTGGGATCGCCTCTATAAGAAGCATGTCGGGCTCTCCGAGGTGAATATGAGCAGGACTATGGGAGGTGACTCGTAATGGCTGTTGAAAGCGCGAACTATATTGGCGAGCTGGTGCAGACCTATCCGGCTGAAACCGAGGGGGTTGCGGAGGGGGATGATCACCTCCGCACGATCAAGAAAACTCTGAAACAAACCTTTCCGGGGCGGAGTAAGCCAGAAGATGCTTATACGGAACTCACCGGCGCGAGCGTCTCCTTCGTGGCCTCCCAAATTGGGCAGCTGCTTGTGCCGCTCTCGGCGACGACGATTGCCCTGCCGAAATTGGGGGCCGATTACGAGGGATATGTTTTCAAGTTCATCCCAGGGGTGAATGGCACGCTCGCGGGCGTAGGTGGGGATACGGTGAATGGTGCCGCCTCGCTGGTGTATGAAGCTGGCGGGGTGTATTTTGCCTCCGGGGCGAGTGGCGTTGCTTGGAAGATCTACCGGGCTGGTGGTGGTGCGGCGAGCTTCCCCTCTGGAACCCGGATGCCTTTTGCTCAGGCTTCGGCGCCAGTCGGCTGGACCCAGGATACCTCGGATAATGCCAACAACCGAATGCTGAGGGTGGTGAATACAGCGGGCGGCGGCGTGGCTGGTTCGCACTCGCCTATTCTGAACAACGTCGTTCCGGCGCACACTCACGGCATCACCACCGGGACGGAAAGCGCTGACCATTCGCACAGCGGCAACACCGGCCTCATGTCTGCTGATCACGTCCACGGCGTCAATGACCCAGGCCACTCCCATTGGCTTCCATCCGGAGCGAATAGCTCGACTGTCGGCGCCGGTGGCTCCTACTGGATGCCTGCCGCAGCCGCAAACTCCGGCGCGTCAGGTACTGGCATCTGGCTTGCCGGAGCATCTGCCGACCACTACCACGGATTCAGCACTGGCTGGCGCTCTGCTGCGCACTCCCACTCGGGAACCACCGACAATGGTTCGAGCCAGATTAACTGGACCCCGAGATATATCGACATGATTATTGCTGTGAGGAATTAACATGCCCGCAAAAACTCCGAAGAAAGATATTGAATTTGAGGAAGCCGCTGCGTTGTTGACGCAGCCGGATACGGTGGTGGGATACCAGTATAATCCGGAAACTGGGGAGTATCGTGGCGAGTACACTTTCCCCAATAATAAGGATAAGGTGGAAATCCATTATCCTCCAAATACGGTGGCCATGGCTCCTCCTTCTTTTGATAAGAAAACGCAGACTCCATTCTGGCTCAACGGTGCGTGGGAACTGCGGCCTCGTGAGGACAAGCTCCATCGGCCTCCCGGTGAAGAAGCACTCAAACTCAAACTTCCTGTTCTTACCAAGGTACAGGTGAAGCAG